ATCGCGATACGTAACGTATTGAAGCAAACGAGCTTAATTTAGAATCTAGTTTCTCCTGGTTGTAACTAGGTACTAAATCGTTGATGGATTTAGAATCCTTCCATAGCTTGTCAAGCTCTGAGGAAGTTTTCTTCGCAAAAGGGATTAGGTCCTTTTGACCTTTGGCAACGAACTCGCAAAATTTCTCAAACACCGGTGAATCTACACAATTTTCAAGAATCATGAAGATACGAATGCAAAATATGTCAGAATTAAACTCATCAGGTGAGTAGAATCTCTCTGGAAACATCATAGAAGTTAAGGCTCTTATTGTGCTATAAATTCCGGCTAACACATTCTTGTCCTCACGGGACATAACATAACGGATAAATAGACGCTGAAGAAATACAACATGATCTTTAGCGTCAGATTGTTTATCAATGTTGGCGGGTAAACCAACGGATTGAAACGCGTTAACAATTTCACGCGCTCGACTATTATCTTCATCTGGGTAAATAATACAGCTATCATCTCCAAGTACTAGACCTATCCTTCCTAGATACTCTAAGAAAATACATTGGAAAATTGTTTCATCAAACTGCGTAAAACCAGAACCAGATGCTACACCATGTGGACCCACAACCTTGTCGTCTGGACTAACAAGTACTTCGATGTTGTGTAAATTGTCAAATAAAGTTTTAAAGTCATCTCTATAGATCGATTGAAATATAGGAGATGTACATTTAAATACTTGGTCGGAATGATATCTTTTAAAATTACCATCCATGGCGGATATATCACCACCCACGGCACGGGATCCTGGAATCCATATTTGCGTGAGGTTCTGCTTAACCTTTAAAATACCTTCCCATGGTGTCACGTTAACGTTAGCTTGTTTACGAGCTAATTCCATAAGAGGGAAAATATATCTATTTTCTTCAATATTGGTAGAAAAGGGAAACATCCAAATGAAACGATCCTTACCAAATTGATTTCGAAGTAAGATTAAAGCAGGAAAAGAAAACCAGTTACGGTCTTGACTGTCAAGTTTAGCTTGTTTGATAGTCTCTTCTTTATTTCTTTTGCTGAAACTAGGCCAACCAGCATTAGTAGATAGTTTTCCTTTGTTGCGCATTTCAGCAATAACAGAATCAGTGCTCAGGGGTCGTCTATTCTTTGCGTTACCAAATATCTTAATACGAGTGGCATCGACAGATTGATTCCATAAATCTGTTTTGAAT